ATATCATTTCCACTCAAATCATTTCCACTCAAATCATTTCCACTCAAATCATTTCCACTCAAATCATTTCCACTTAAATCATTTCCGCTTAAATCATTTCCACTTAAATCATTTCCACTTAAATCATTTCCACTTAAATCATTTCCACTTAAATCATTTCCACTTAAATCATTTCCAACATCATTTTGTTGATCTTCAGGAACTAAAGTTAATGCAAAAGCTAATTTATCAGACTCAAACACACCACCTTCTGGATATCCATACAATTGAATGTATATTGCAATTTCTGGCTTCAAAGTAGCTGCAATAGATGTAACATACATATCTGGAAACAAAGATATAGAACCGTGTAAACCTCTAATATAATCTCTTAATTTGTCCATATCATCTAAAATATTAGCCTTTTGTGTTTGACTTTCTAATTGAAGTAATGTACTACTATGTTCTTTATATAATAAAACTGACTTATTCAAACCTTCTAATCCACGAACAACATTTACTCTCATTTCTTCATAATCCGGATATGATGTGGAATCTTCTTTTATTTTATACAACTCTTGTGATAAATTATAATAAACTACAGATGTAAAATTTGCTATCACATAATCATAATTACCTAAAGAAAATTGATACATAAGATTATTAATTGTTCTCACTATTTTTGCCAAATCAGAATATTTCAATAATATGTAATATGCAAATGATGAATCGCCTCCTCCACTTCCGCCTCCTCCACTTCCGCCTCCTCCAGTACCACCAGAACCTCCACTCGTACCTCCTGCTAATATACCATATGTTACAAAACTTGAACCATACGATGCACCCGCTCCTGCATATCCTTTAGGTAAACCTGTTGCTAAATTTATTGTTTTTAAATTACTCGCAAATACTGTTTTATTCAAATTATTATTAGCAAACATTACACTTTTCTACTATATCTATCTATATATTTCTTACAGTATTTTTGTATACACATAAAATATATAATGCCATATACTATTCGTAAAGTTAGAAATCAACCTTGTTATAAAGTTTACAATAAAAAAACTAAAAAAGTTCATGCAAAATGCACTTCTAGAGAAAAAGCTCAAAAACAAATTCGTCTTTTAAATGCCATAAAATACAATAAAAAATTTAAACTTAATAAAACCAGGAAAAGTTCACCTTAATGTATAAAACAATATATATTTATTTTATATATGGAAACACCACCACCTTCGCCACCAGGAACACCTACTAGATTTAATACATATGCACCACCACCATCAGTAGTAAAAAAACATGAAAAAAGAGGAATAAATAAAATGGATAATGCTATAGAAATTATTGTGGGTATGAGTAAAGATCGTACCAGAATTGGAGAATTTGGACAAAAATTAAATTCACAACAAACTAAGTATTTTGACAGAGCTAATCAATCCTCTACTACACGAGTATATATTGATAAACCACATGTAAACCCACGGTTAGTATACAAATTAGGAACTAAGAGTAAAATTCAAAGAGAAATTCAAAATTATGAAAAACTTGAAATAATAGATGATGCCAGAGAACATATACTTAGACGTGTGGGTGGTCTTATTGAAATACCAGGTACAGATGTTGCCATGTTTATTACGTTACATCAAGATGGTCTTACTTCTGATAATTTGTTATATAATCCTGATAATACAAAATTTCCTCAAAATTATGAAGATTTAGCCGTTGAAGCAGAAGAATATCTTAAACGTGCTGGTTTGGAACACGATGATATTGCTGGAAATTTATATGTAATAAATGGAACATACTTTTGGATTGATTTTGAAGAAATGAAAGGTCAATCTTCATGGTTTCAGTTTAATCATTTTAGTCCTACAAAAAGACCGAGAGATCCAGATTCACCAGCACATAATACTAGTACGGAAGCTAGTACATCATCTTCTAGTGATAGTCCTTATAGTGACATAAGTGATTCTTCTCTTGGTACTAAACCTATGCCTCCTCCTCATAAAGGAGGAAAATCTCGTAAAAAAAGATCACGCAAATCCAAAAAACACAAAAAGAAATCACACAAATACAAATCCCGTAAAAACATTTCAAAGAAATCTAAGAAATAAATGATATTTATTTTTCTTGAGCAATTTTTTGCATTATACGCATAGTCATTGCCATAGATGAACCACTATGACCACCATATTCTTTATCTATTTCTTGTGTGATAAATTGGAGTACTGGGTCTCTTGAAAACATAAACCCACCGTCTTCTGGTTCAAATGTACATAAAAATCCCCATTTTTCTAATCGATCAATTACATTATATGCACTATTTAACATCTCACGTTGATATTCTGGATACTCTTCAAACATAATTAATAGTAGATTTTATCAATTATATATTACAATATTTTTATATCAATTTTTTAAATCCAAACAATATAAGAATTAATACTTATATTATTTAAACAATACATTCTCGTAATGAATAAAACGAGTGATGAACAAAATGTTATTATAGAAAATGTAAAACAAAATAAAAATGTTATAGTTGATGCATGTGCTGGTTCTGGAAAATCTACCACAATTCTGTCCACCGCACTCCAATTATCCCATCTTCGATTTTTACTCATAACATATAATTCATCATTAAGAAAAGAAATGAAAGAAAAAGTCAAATCACTCGATATTGAAAATGTTGTTGTTCATACTTATCATAGTTTAGCTGTTAATAAATATGATCCACGTTCTCATACAGATAGTGGTATTAGACAAATTTTATATAAAAATACACCATCATCTTCACCAATTAAACCACAAGATATTATTGTGTTGGATGAAGCTCAAGATATGACTCTATTGTACTTCACTTTTGTATTGAAATTCGTTAAAGATATGAACCATAAATTTCAATTGATGGTTCTCGGAGATTACATGCAAGGACTTTATGAATTTAAAGGATCTGATATTCGTTTTTTAACACTTGCACAAGATATTTGGGAAGGATTTTCATTACTTAAAACACAAGATTTTATGAAATGCACACTGAAAATGTCATACAGAATAACTAATGAAATGGCATCATACGTGAATGATGTTATGTTAGGTGAACAACGTGTTAACGCATGTCGTGCTGGTCCCACCATTTATTATATGCGAGATTCTACACGAAATCTACAAATATTAGTATGTTGTAGGATTAAAGAACTTATTAAAGAAGGTGTACATCCGAGTGATATTTTTGTATTAGGTGCATCAGTTAAAGGTGAAAATAGCCAAATTAGAAAAATCGAAAATGTTCTTACGAATGCATTTATTCCATGTTATGTTCCAATGATGGAAGATACTAAAATTGACGAAAAAGTTATAGAAGGAAAAGTAGTATTTTCAACTTTTCACTGTGTTAAAGGTAGACAAAGACCATATGTATTTGTTGTTGGATTTGATCAATCATATATGAGTTATTTTGCAAGAAATATGGATCAAACAAAATGTCCAAATACTCTGTATGTTGCTACTACACGAGCTACACAAAGACTTTTTTTATTGGAATCCGATCAATTTGTAGAAGATAGACCACTTAAATTCTTGAAAAAAGATCATTATGAAATGAAATCATTACCTTACATAGAATTTAAAGGCAAACCACAAACACTTTTCTATGAACAAAAAGAAAATCAAGACGAAAATACCATAAAAAAACACAAAACTACTCCTACAGACCTCATTAAATTTATACCAGAACATATTTTAGAAGAAATTTCACCCATATTAGACCAAATTTTCATAACAGAAGTAGAAAAGCAAGAAATTATTGACATTCCTACTACTATAAAAACAAAAAAAGGATTTTATGAAGATGTGAGTGACCTTAATGGTATTGCAATTCCTACACTCTATTATGATTATTTAATATCTAAATGGCAAGATACAGAATCGAATATTTTGTATGAAATGATCACCGAATCCATAAGCAATATGCGACCAAATGAACATGCATATTTAAAACAATTAGTTGAAGAATTAGAACCGGTTTGTCAATCTATCGATGATTATCTTTATTTAGCTAATTTATCTGTTGCTGTTAAAGAAAAACTCTATTTTAAAATCAAACAAATTGATCGTGATGAATATAATTGGCTAAGTGAAAATGTACTTTCATATTGTAAAAAAAGATTATTGAACACTTTAGGACCAGAATGCGATGAACAAGAACCGGACATCGAAAAAACCATAATTAATTCATTAAATGATGAAGATCATATACATATTGATGAGTGTTTGAAAACAAAATTTCCAAATAAACAAATTAGATTCACCGGAAGAATCGATATTATGACTCATAAAACACTTTGGGAAATAAAATGCACAAGCGAACTTTCACAAGATCATTTACTTCAACTTGTTATTTATGCTTGGATTATGAAAACAAAAAACCCTTCATTTTCAAAAGATATCAAATTGTTTAACGTTAAAACTGGACAAGTACTTCGGTTAGAATGTGAAAAATCAAAATTAGATAAAATTATGTTTTTATTGTTGGATGGAAAATATGGAAATAGTGTTGTTCCTAATGATGAAAATTTTGTGGAAAATTGTAGAAAATCTTTGTAATATATATAACTAAAAATGAGTACTTTAAAAAAAACACCATCACAAGAATTCAATAATGAAATAGATATTCAACATATTCTTGAAGAAAGGAAAAAAATAATAAAAAGAGGAAATGAATGTCATAAAAAAATTGATAATATACAAAAACAAAAAGCTAATACTAACAGCGAAATTATTAAAATAAACAGACAAATTAATGATATAAATGAACAAAGAAAAAAAGATATTGATGATTTTTTTAATGAAACTGATACATCTAATAAAGAAGAATTTTGGAAAAAACAAGATAATGAAAAAGAAAAACTACAAAAATTACTAGAAATGGGTAATAAAAAAATGAATGATTTTGAAGAAAAAATGAACAAAGTTTGGGAAGAATATGAAAAAATATCTCAAGAATTTGATGAATTACAAGATAAAGAATTGGAAATTAGAAAAAGAGGAGGTCTTAGAAAAAAATCAAAAAGAAAATCCAGAAAAAATAAGAAAACACGAAAGCAATATAAAAAAAAACGTGCTTAAAATAGTACCTTCGGTTTAAACTTGTATAGTTGATGCATTTGAATCTACATCACTATTATTTTGATTCCTAAATTCTTGTAATCTAGTCAATATATGATCTATTGTGGTGGGTTCTTCTTGTGAATTATTTGTATATAAAAAATATTTTCTATAAATTATAACCATTAATACTATAAAGCAACAACTTGATACTGATATAACCCAGATTTTATTATTATTTTCATAAAGATTATCCATATATAGTTATATTGCTATATTGTTATATAACTATCATAGTAGTATTATAATTTGTACTATTTGTACTATTTGTAATATTTGAATTACCAAAAAAATAATACGGATATAATTGAGGACTAATTAATAGAGTTATCAAAAATACAAACAAAATAAAACATGATAAACCCCCACATGGTATTGAATAGTCATTTCTTACCACAATTACTTCATTTGACTCTGATTTAATCCTACACAAAGGACATTTATTAATACTTTTTATACAAGAATTATGCATATATTTTTTATGATCACAATCAAATTTAAAATCTTCGGATTCTTCATCCACAATTTCAAAACAAATTACACATTCTTCTTTTTCAGTTATATCATTCATTTCTATATCATCTATTACTTCACATATTACTTGTTTCATAATATATAAATAACATTTTTATTATATATTATTTTTATTATGTATATAAATCGAGCAAATTTGGATATTTTTCTTTAATAATTTCAGTCAAATCTTCATTTGATAATACTTTCTTTTCTTTTAATAATTCTGAAGTTTCAAAAACAAAATCCTTAGCATACTTAACTATATATTCTGCATGTGAATATGCATCTTGTAATAATCTCATTATTTCATTATCTACTTTCTCCTTATATTTCTCTGAACCTTGAGGATAAATTGCCTGTTCGCCCATACCATAATATGTTATCATCTTATGAGCCAATTTATATGCCTCATCGAAATCTGATATTGCACCGGTTGTTACACTAACACCATAAACTACTTCTTCGGCTATACGACCTGCCAATAAAATCATTAAATGTTCTAATAATGCTTCACGTGTATATATTGCAGATGAAGATGATTGAAACACAGTATATGCCGGTGATGTTGGAGAAGATAAATTTATTATTACTTTTGTCAAATTTGCATGATTTGTAGACAATAATCCTACAATTACATGACCCATTTCGTGTACCGCTATATGATCTATTATGTCACTTGTAAATTCATGTTCTGTTGGCTGCCAACCAACCATTATTTTATTTATTACTAACTCTATATCCTTCATAGTAAATTTATTACGATCATATCTTAATGCATTCAACATAGCTTCATTCAATATATTCTCTATTTCAGCACCAGAATATCCATTTGTTAATTCTACCAACGTTTTTTGAGTTATACTTTTATCATATGGTTTACCTTGTATATGAATCTTTATAATCTCCTCACGTGTTTTATCATCTGGATTACCTATGTATATTCTCTTATCAATACGACCTGGTCTTAATAATGCCACATCCAATAAATCTGCCCTATTTGTTGCTCCTACAATAAATACTCCGTTTGTACTCTTAAAACCATCTAACGCTACCAATAAAGAATTTAATGTATTATCTCGCTCTGTTGATGATGACTCACCGTCTACACTTCGAGAACGACCAATCGCATCTATTTCATCTATGAAAATCACACAAGGTACATTATCACAAGCCAACTCAAATAATTCACGCACTCTACTTGAACCTACTCCTACATATTTCTCTTGAAAATCTGCTCCAGATACCGGTATAAATGACGTATTTGCCTGTCCTGATAATGCCTTCGCTATTAATGTCTTTCCATTACCAGGAGGACCTTCCAATATTAAACCTTTCGGTGTACGTACATTATATTTCGCATATTTACTATAATTACTCAACATATCTATACACTGATCCAATTCTAATTTTACTATATCATAACCTCCTACAGAACTAAAATTTATATCCGTTTGCTTTATTAATTCGAAATTATCTGAACGAATACGAGTAGTTTCACGCCTTCCTTGAGGAAAAAATGGAGTCTTTCCCTCTTCATCTTCTTCATTTGGTGAATCTGATGTCTCAAACAAAGGTCTAAACATACCATTATTTATTACTACTCGATATGTCGGTGTATGATATTCGCCAGTTGTATTTGTTGAATTTTGAGATAACCGAGCAATATATTCATCTAAATTTATTATTTCACTCTGTTGAATCGTCACATTCTTTGAATTTAACCTTTTTATGTAATTCTCATAATATGTCTGAGAAAATGGATAATTTTTCTTTACCATGTTTACCGGTGAATTATATACACGAGGTCTATACATGTGTGTAAAAAATGACCCTGCTAAAGGAATCAAACATAATAAAATAGTCAAATTCATATTATTCCTATAACTATATATTTCTATTTTTATATATACTTTTTTGCTTATTTATTGACATTTGGATTTAACCATACAACATACGCATCTCAGAATAACTTCGTGTACTACCATCTTCGCGCGTAAACATATGTTCTATTGCTTTATCCATTCCTTCATTATTTAAAACAGATACCGCCTTTTTATTATGCTCATCCATACTAGGCTCAGCTATATTTGCAATATCTTGAAATACTTTTTCTGCTCCATCTGAATTTAAATTTAATAAATTTTTTAATAATTCATAATGAGAATTCATTTGTTCTATTTCAATAGTACTCTTTTTACAATCCAAATTTGTATGAAACAAATTTGAAGCATTATCCATCATCTCTTTTGTTATTGTTTCATTCTTTTTTACTTTTAATTCACCATAAATTGCATAAAAACCAGTATTATTTATCTGCTGTTTGATATCAAACACTAAATCTTTTAAATTTGTAACAAGACTATCTTCATACAAATCTATTATTGTTGAAAGTGTACGGCTATTTGAACTACCCATGACTAATATTATATTATAATATTTATTTTATACCATATTTAACGATCAATTTTTTAAAAGCCCCCGCCGTGGATCGAACACGGGACCTTTTGCTTACAAGGCAAACGCTCTACCACTGAGCTACAGGGGCACTATTATATATTAGTCTTTTCTTCTATATTATTTTAATTCATTAATACTTATCAAATATTATCATTAGAAATAATAACACCGATATTAATAAAAATACACTATTTATGTAATAAGTACAATAAGGAATTATTAATAAATCATACATATTTGGATATTTATGAGTCTTTATTGTTTGAATTACTCTTTTACTTAATAATATAGTAATTGTTAAAAAAACTATAGAAGCAATATATAAAATACCTCCTTCGAGATAATATAATTCTTTTTTATTTCTTAAATAAATAAAAGCTGCCAATAAAGCTGCTATCGATATTGATGTATATAATCCTACATTACGTATAGCCGTATGATAATACATTAATAAATCCTTTTCGGATTTAAATAAATTCGTTTCACTCTTTTCAATTATGTTCATTATATATTTATATCACAAAATATCTCATCATTTACTATATGCAAGACATTTATTATAAACTTATTTATAGATTCTTTGTAGGAGGTACCATTTTAGCCGGTTCGACCTTTCTAGCAAACCATGTTAGTCCACTATTGGCTGGTATTTTAATTACTATACCACTTGAACTTGTTAGTTTATTCTTTATCAAACAAAATAGATTATTACCATATGCATTCAGTATACTTATTATGTCTATAGCAACAGTTATTCCTGTTCTTTATTATAACTTGATTTTACCTTTCAAACTTTTGAATTACCCATATGATGTATGCTCCAGTTTTGGAGTTTGGCTTATTGTAGGTATTATACTTTACTATAATGTTCCAAAAGATATTATTAGTATATAATCTTTAACTATTTGATTCAATATCAGACATATCTGCTGTTGTATCACTCATATTATCTGATATATAAGGATAACTTCGAGGATAAAAATGATTCTTTATAACTGCTAATATTAAAAAAGAAAATATACCAACACCAACCCATATTAACGGTTCATTTATCATTTTATATTAATTATTAATATACTTTTATACTTTTTATTTAATCATATACAGGTTCTCAAATACTATTTAGGTTCTCAAATTCTTAAAAATATTTTGTGTGAAAAAAACAGAAAATATTTCACGTAAAGTTTTTTATGGATTTTTATACAACAAATTTATTTTTGTAATTCGAGAACCTATATAGCATTTGAGAACCTACTTAGAATATTATTAATAAAAATTGTATATAAAATGATATTTATAAGTCCACCATTTGGAAATTATGTAAAATTGGACAATACTGTTTCAATTAAAGGTAGTTTCACACTTGAACCCAGAGACGGGCTATTTATGCAAATTTTAAAAACACTCAGATATTCATTCGAACATAAAGGATGGATAAACAAAATTGGATTACGAAATAAAGGTATTGACTGGGCAATCAAAGATTTTGAAAACAATAAATCGTGCGTATATAGCATAGCTTTATTTAATGAAAATGAAATAGACAAAATTGTCAGTAAAATACCAAATAATATGAATGTTGAAATTAATGTAAGTTGTCCGAATGTTGAAAAGTCCGTTGTAAATGAAGGATTGCATAAATTTTTGAATAAAGAACGAAAGTGGTGTATTATTAAATTATCAACAAAAACACCCTATAATCTCATAGATTCTTATTATAATCAAGGTTTTCGACAATTCCATTGTTGTAATACTGTACCTATTACACAAGGAGGATTGAGTGGTAGATCCATACAACCTTATTCATTTAAAATGGCAAATTATATAAAAACAAAATATCCCAACACCGAAGTTATTGGTGGTGGAGGAATACAAACAACTCAAGATGTTGTTAATTACAAAACAAATGGATGTAGTCATTTCTCAGTTTCCACTTTATTATTTAATCCGTATAAATTTTGTAAGTTTTACTTCAATCATATACATAAAAACACCAAATTATAAATCTACTTTTAGTAATTATTATAATAATATTATATATATGAAATCAAAGAAAAATAGGAAAATGAAAGGTGGTACTGTTTATCTTGAAGATATTAAAGAATTAATTGAAGAAGCGGATTTGCCAAAAAATACTGAGTACAATAATACAATTCTACATTTGGCAGTAGATAGAGGTTGGGAAGATGAAATAGAAGTTCTTTTAAATCCAAAGAAGAGAAGTGAAGAAGTGAAGGCGGCTCTTTCTAAAAGTGGTCATACTAAAGTAGACGTAAATGCTAGAGATTATGGTGGATATACACCTATTTTAGACGCTTGTAGAGTCGGTTATATGAATATAGTCAAACTTCTTTTGAAAAATGGTGCTGATCTTAATATTAGTGGTGGTGCTTCAGGTAGAACTCCACTTCATGATTTGTTTTATAGTAAAATTGAAGGAAGCTTTACTATTACTAAAGGAAAAAAATATTTTAAGGAATCTGCTAAGTTTCTTATAGATCAAGGTGCTGATGTGAATGCTAGAGATCGCTTTGGATATACACCTCTTCACTTGTATTGTAGTAAATTTCATCTAGGAGTACAAGAACTGGTAAAAGCTTTGTTAGAAAATGGTGCTGATGTGAACGCTAGAGATAACTACGGAAATACACCACTTCACATATGTTGTTTTACTATTTACGAAGATATTGACTTGGATCAATTTTTAGAATTATCTCCAATCGACTTTTTAATAAAAAATGGTGCTAATATCTTTGCTAAAAATAATGAAGGATTTATTCCATCAGAATGTATAAAGAAAAATCCAATAATAAAAGAATGGATGAACAAAAAATTAAGAGAACAACAAAATGCAAAAGCTAGTACTTTGAATTCTATAACAACTGATAAAGGTGAAAATAGAAGATTATTGCCACCAAATGTATTAGACATTATTAGTGGTTTTATACCACGGGATGTATCAAGACCTTTAACAGGTGAAGAGTTGAAACGTAGTCAAGATGGTCGTGATAAACGAGATATTTTGAGAACGATGAATGAAAAAAAAGCGGATGGAAAGCTTCTACCTGCAGAAATATTGGATAACATTCGTGAATACGACGACCCAGAGAAAGCGGAAAAGATTAAGGGAAATCGAACGAAAGGAAAGAAAGGTGGAAAACGTAAAACAAATAAAAAGAAAAACTCCAAAAGAAAAACAAGAAAACATTAATTTTGTATGACTTTTTCATATAAATTCATACAAAAAATACATGTTAGGTTCTCAAATACTATATAGGTTCTCAAATTCTTAAAAATATTTTGTGTGAAAAAAACAGAAAATATTTCACGTAAAGTTTTTAGTGGGTTTTTATACAACAAATTTATTTTTGTAATTCGAGAACCAAAATAGCATTTGAGAACCTAGAACAAAATATTTATCAATTATATAAATGCAATATATATGAGTTTGTATGATGATATAAAAAATCACATTTCAAATGAAATTACTACAAATCAATATGTATTTTTAATAGGTTGCGAAGAAGGTAATATAGAAATATTAGAATGGGTTCAATATTGCGATAATTTAGATTTGACGTTTGAAAGTAATTTGTGTTTCTTGTTAGCATGTGAAAATAATAATTTGGAAGTTGTAAAGTATTTATATAAAAAAATTCCAAAAATAGAATTTAAGAATATGGATTTTATACATCGTATGTTTTCATTTAAACATTTTGAACTCATAAAATGGATTAAAATAAATATGCCTTTTATGTTTGATTTTATAACAGCACTAGAATTATATGATATTTTTGATGAAATAATACAACATAATGTTGATATGGCTTTTTGGATGTTGACTGCATTCCCATACATACCTATTTATTTATATGATAATAGAATTTTTTTTAATGCATGTAATGAAAATAATATTCCTGTGGCTACTTTATTTGCAATTATTCGACCAGATTCATATTATGTTTCTATGATAGATGGTGAAATAGTTCAATTTGAAATTATATCTGTATTAAATATCAAAAAAAAGAAAAAAACCACTCCAAAAACCTGCTATATTTGCTACGATAAAGAATCTAATGTTGTAACTTCGTGCAATCATCAATATTGCATAGGATGCTTAGAAAAACATTATTCAGTTAATAACCATTTATGCCCTTATTGCAGAAAAGAAAATTGGGAAAAAGATCTATATATTATTGAACCTTTTGAAAAAATCATACAAAAACATTTCATTCCTTAGAAATCCATTTGTACCATTTTCCGCAGAATATATTTTTACTCGTAAATGCTTATAAATAAATGTGTAATAATTGGTTATTTGCTGCATTTATGGTAAGTGCGGAAAATGGTATATTATCTCGGCAAAATGGTATATTATTTCGGCAAAATGGTAACTGTTACCATTCTGCCACTCACTAGACAACCGAGTAAATAAATAATAACTGTATAATTTTCAATACAGCATTACCCAGTAGGCGGCAAAATGGTAACTATTACCATTTTGCCGAACCTTTTGAAAAAATCATACAAAAACATTTCATTCCTTAGAAATCCATTTTCTGAAAATTACATTTTCATTTCTATTTTTTTTCACTGAAAATTTTTTTAAAGTAGTTCCCCCCCCCCTCATTTTCATTAAAAATTAA